CTGAGATTGCTCCTCCCATTGCCCGTCAAGTTGACCGTGATAGCGGTACGTTTGGCGTCCAGAGCTACGACTACGGTCCTGTTGAGATCGCATCGGAAGTTGGCTGGGATGCATATAAAAAAGTTGCAGACGGTATCATGCGTATGCTTGATAAAACCGGACTACTGCACGGCTACAGCTTCAATAGTTGGTCTGATGTGATCACCTATGACGAAGCGTTTATTGAAGACTGGCTTGCTTCCGAGCAAACTAGCCTCTACTATTCGCTTCAGGTAATGGGAGACACCCAAGACAAGACCAGCGCCTATGCTGCCTTGGATGAGGAAGACGTCGAAGATTACCTGGAGTCGCTTCTTAATGACCCTGCTCCTGATTGTAATTGCGGCGAATGAACCCTTATCAAAAACTACTTTCTCGTAAAAGAACTTGGACTCCTGTACAAACAACTGCAGGTAAATTGGCTGACGGCGCGGAAGAAACTATCTACCGTGCCTTGGCTATCCGCCACATGGAGTTACCAGTAGGCGACTTTATCCACGATGCACTAAAAAATGAAGTACCTCAAATGGCGAGGGATCTCCTTCTGTCCAATATCAAGGACGAAGAAAACCACGACCTTGCACTCGGTTACATCGCCAACGCTATCGGGGTTGATGAACAAGCTGAGGAAGAAGCCAAGCGTCTGCGTGACGCCTGGATTGCTCATCCAGATCACACAATCCTCAAAGCGCTGGTTGCCGAACGTGCAGTTTTCTTTGTGCTCCTCCCATTCTTCCGATTTAACGGTGATGCTGGTCTCCGAACAGTAAGTGCCGACATCTCACGAGACGAACAAGTCCATGTTGCAACGAATAGCCTGGTATGTCGTGAGCTTAATCTCGATTGGAGTCCTTCTCTGGATAAGCTCCGTAAGGCAACCATTAATTGGGTGATGCAACCTCTTGGTAATTCATCTAATAAATATTTGAACAAAAAATTTTGGCTCGATTCTAGCGACCGCTTGATGTATGAGGGTAAGGCACCTGAACTTGCCGAAACTAAGAGAGCCAGAATGCCTGCTTTCTTCGAACATGCAAACCAAAACCTCCCTCAATACGCTTAACCTTCTAGATGTTAAGGGCATGACAGCTAGTGCCATGCTCTCTAAACTAGAAGAAACTTTCCCACCAACAAACCCTACACCTGAAGATACAATGGAAAAAATTATGTACCGATCTGGTCAGCGTAGTGTCGTTGAGTGGGTCATCCAATACATGGAGGAGAATTAAGTGGCACGTGCTAGAAACTATTTAAAAGCGAACAATCCAGCTGCCTACTATCAAAAATATGTTGTCCCTAACTTAGATAGACCTGGCATGGCAGGTGCTGCTGCTAACGTTGAAAGGCAGCGACTTCTTAAAACAATCACTAATCAAGCAGTTAATCCAGGGTTGGATATTCGTCAGTCCCCCGGTACAGCGGTAGTTGCTATGCCTCAAGGAGTTCCAGTCTATGGTAAAGTCCAAGCTGCTCCCGCCCCATCTGGTGGCGGTGGCGGTGGAGGCGGCGGCGGTGGCAGTAGTGCTGCTGCTCAACAACTCGCTGAACTTACTTCTCAGTCCCAAGCTTATCGTAAAGAAGCTGAGGCTGCAATTGAAGCAGGCAGGTTGCAAATCTCCCAACTGCAAGACCAAGAACTTCAACAGCAAAAAGCTGCTGAACTTCAGAACCGTCTTGCTATTCAAGCTCAAACTAGTCAAGCTCGTGGTGCTGCTCAAGCTAGCCTTAAGATTGCACCCGCTTCTCAAACTGCACAAACCGCTGGTACACAGGCGTTCAAACGTCGTCGTGACCAAATGCGGCTTGCTCCAATTCAAACAACCGCTGGTATTAACGCACCAGCAAGTAGTGTACTGAACGTCTAATGTCTGCTAAAACACGCTATGACAGATTGTCTTCAGACCGTTCCCAGTTTCTAAACGTTGCTAGACAAGCAGCAGAACTGACTCTTCCGTACCTTGTCCGAGAGGATGAGGCTTACACCAAAGGCGCTAAGAATCTCATTACCCCCTGGCAATCAGTGGGAGCTAAAGGTGTGGTGACGCTGGCAAGTAAACTAATGCTTGCTCTTCTACCTCCACAAACCAGCTTCTTTAAATTGCAGGTTAATGATGTTAACATGCCTGAGGAGCTAGGACCAGAGATCAGGTCAGAACTTGACTTGTCGTTTGCTAAGATTGAACGCACCATCATGGAATCTATCGCCGCTTCTGGCGACCGTGTGGTTGTTCACCAAGCACTAAAGCATCTTGTTGTTTCTGGAAATGCTCTTATCTTTATGGGTAAGGAAGGGCTCAAGCTCTATCCCCTTAACCGATATGCTGTAGATAGAGATGGTAACGGTAACGTTATAGAAATTGTAACGAAAGAAACAATCTCGAAAAAACTGCTCAAAAAATTTTATCCAGAGTACAAGGATCCAAGTACTGAATCAGTATCTGACAGTAGCAATTACCGAGATGATGAATGTGATATTTATACACACGTCACTCGGGATAACAACCGTTGGATCTGGCACCAGGAAGTAGACGGTGATGTCCTTCCTAGGTCCATGAGCAAGGCACCTCTTGACGCCAACCCCTGGCTTGTGCTACGCTTTAACCACGTAGACGGAGAGGTCTACGGTCGTGGTCGGGTCGAAGAGTTCAT